TTGAGATTGATCTCAAACCACAAAAAGAAACAGCCGATACGTTTGACGCCAATCTAGCTGAATACATGGACGACGATGAGTTGGACTCGCTTGGCCAAGAATTAGTTGAAGACTTTGGCAAAGACATCAATGACCGCAAAGATTGGATCAAAACATACGTTGATGGCCTGAAGTTGTTGGGCTTGCAGTACGAGGAGCGCACCGAGCCGTGGCAGGGCGCGTGTGGCGTGTTTCACCCGATGCTCACAGAGTCTGTAGTTAGGTTTCAGAGTGAAGCAATGATGGAGACGTTCCCAGCGATGGGGCCTGTAAAGACCCAGATTGTTGGCGCTGTTGACTTGCTGCGTGAAGAAGCCGCTGCTCGCGTGCGCGAGGACATGAACTACCAACTGACTGAGGTGATGGTCGAGTACCGCCCAGAGCACGAGAAGATGTTGTGGTCGCTCCCGCTCGCTGGTTCAGCGTTCAAGAAGGTGTACTACGACCCGAGCAAGGGTCGCCAAGTGGCTGTGTTTATCCCAGCCGAGGACATCGTCGTGCCGTATGGCGCGAGTAATCTTGAGTCAGCAGAGCGTGTTACTCATGTGATGCGCAAAACCGAGAACGAGATTAAGAAACTGCAAGAGGCGGGGTTCTACAGCGACGTGGACTTGGGTGAGCCGGGGTATGAGTTAGACGATATTGAGAAGCAAAAAGCGGAAGAAAACGGTATGTCTGCGTTAAATGATGACCGCTTTCGCATACTTGAGATGCACGTTGACTTAGACTTGGCTGGATATGAGCACAAGGATAAGAAAGGTAGAGAGACGGGCATTGCGCTGCCGTACGTGGTGACAATTGAAAAAGGCACACGCAAGGTCTTGGCCATCAGGAGAAATTGGTATGAAGACGATGAACTCCACACAAAGCGCCAGCACTTCGTCCACTACCAATACATCCCCGGATTTGGGTTTTATGGCTACGGTCTCATCCATCTTATCGGGGGCTACGCCAAGTCCGCCACCATGCTCATTCGACAGTTGGTGGATGCAGGAACTCTATCGAACCTCCCCGGTGGCCTCAAGTCCAGAGGACTGCGCATCAAAGGCGACGATACACCTATCCAGCCCGGAGAGTTCAGAGATGTAGACGTCCCAAGCGGCTCAATCAGGGACAACATCTTGCCCCTGCCATACAAGGAGCCAAGTCAAGTTCTGTTTGCGCTGTTCCAGAACATAGTTCAAGAAGGCCGTGCGTTTGCATCAAGCGGCGACATGAACGTGTCGGACATGAGTACCAACGCCCCAGTAGGTACTACGTTGGCTCTCTTGGAGCGCACATTGAAAGTGATGACGGCTGTCCAAGCCCGACTGCACTACACGATGAAACAAGAGTTTCGCTTGCTCAAGAGCATCATCGCTGACTACACCCCCGAGGAGTATGACTATGAGCCAGAAGACGCAGGTCGTAAGGCTAAGAAATCGGACTATGACAGCACGGATGTTATTCCTGTCAGTGATCCAAACGCAGCAACAATGGCACAGAAGATTGTGCAGTATCAGGCTGTTCTTCAGTTGGCTCAGTCTGCACCACAACTCTATAACTTACCTTTGTTGCATCGTCAGATGATTGAGGTGTTGGGCATCAAGAACGCCAGCAAACTCGTCCCCGTGGAAGATGACCAAGTGCCAACCGACCCAGTGCAGGAGAACCAGAACCTCCTCATCATGAAGCCAGTCAAAGCGTTTATTGAACAAAACCACGAGGCGCACATCCAAGCGCACATGGCGGCAATCCAGAATCCGAAGATTGTGCAGTTGATGCAGATGAACCCGCAGGCTCAAACAATCATGGCAGCAGCTATGGCGCATATCAACGAGCACATTGCGTTTGAGTACCGCAAGCAAGTAGAGATGGCAATTGGCACACCACTGCCTACGGAAGAGCAGAACAAGCAGGTATCTCCAGAGTTGGCAGACCGCATCGCTATGTTGACTGCACAAGCGTCTCAACAGTTGACACAACAGGCCCAGCAGCAAGCTAAGCAGCAAGCGGCCCAGCAGCAGATGCAAGATCCAATTGTTCAGATGCAGATGCAAGAGTTGCAGATCAAACAAGGCGAGTTGCAGTTGAAACAACAAAAGCAACAAATTGATGCCGCTGCTAAAGCGGATCAGTTGGAGATTGAAAAAGAACGTATCGCGGCTCAAAAAGAGATCGCTGCTATGCAAGTCGCGGCAAACGCCGCTGCAAAGAAAGACCAGCTTGCTAAACAGCAAGAGACTGAAGGAGCACGTATGGGCATTGACATCGCGAAGCATCGCGCTCAGATGGCCGTACAGCAAGCGCAACGGGCAGCGCAGAAATCGCCTAGCAACCAAAAGAAGGATCGTAATTGAGCAATTACCCAGAATTGACCTACGTGGTCAAAGAAATTGGAAAGCTAAAACAAGAGCGAGAAGCTTACGTGGCGGCAGGACGTTGCGAATCTCTTGAGGAGTATCGCCGAGTATGCGGAGTTGTCCAAGGTCTGAACTACGCAGAAAACATCATTACCGACCTTGTGCAAAAAATGGAGAAATCTGATGAGTGAATTTGATGTTGCTGCCGTTGATCTGTCTGGCATTCTGAATAAGACTGCTGAAGAAAAAGCCAAGCAGTTGCCCGACCCCAAAACTTTCCGCCTCTTGTGCGTTGTTCCCGAAGCAATGGAGGAATACCAAGACAGTGAAGTAGGTCTTATAAAAGACTCAAAGACCATGCACTATGAAGAAGTGCTGACCCCAGTCCTGTTCGTCATCAAGCTTGGGCCTGATGCGTATAAAGACACCACCCGGTTTCCCAGTGGGCCGTCGTGCAAGGAAGGTGACTTTGTCATCGTCCGACCCAATTCAGGCACCCGTCTGAAGATTCATGGCCGTGAGTTCCGCATCATCAACGATGATTCGGTCGAAGCGGTTGTAGAAGATCCGCGCGGTATCACCCGTGCTGCATAAGGAGTAACACATGGCAACAAAATTTGATGACACATACGAGTTTCCAGATGAAGTAGACGCTAAGAAAGCTGCTGCTGAGGAAAAACTTGAGATCGAGATTGAAGACGATACTCCTTTTGAAGACCGTGGCCGCAAGCCCATGAAGGAGAAGGTAGAAGACCCGACCGACGAGGAGTTAGCCTCCTACGACGAGAAGGTTCAGGCTCGGATCAAGAAGTTCACCCGTGGCTACCACGATGAACGCCGTGCAAAAGAACAAGCTCTGCGGGAACGCGAAGCGACTGAAGCCTATGCAAGACAGATCATTGAAGAGAACAAAAAACTTCAACAACAGCTTTCTAGCGGGAGCAAAGTACTGATTGAGCAGTCTCAGTCAAGCGCACAGCTTGAGCTTGATGCGGCCAAGAAAAAGTACAAGGAAGCCTACGAACAGGCGGATGTCGATGCCCTTACAGAAGCCCAAGCAGAAATCGCCAAAGCTACTTTGCGTATGGATAGAGCCTCCGGCATGAAACCTATTGAGGTAGAGGAAAGAGAGTACACACCCGCGCAACCAGAGGAACCTAACCTTACCCCCCGCACTAAAAAATGGGTGGAAAACAACAGCGATTGGTGGGGCAAGGACGACGAGATGACTATGGCTGCAATGGGTATTGACAGGAAGTTACAGAAAGAGTATGGTGCGGACTATGTAGGTACTGAAGAGTACTTCAAAACCATCGACAAAACGATGCGCAAACGATTTCCTGAGCACTTTGAGAGTGAACAGAGCTATGAGGATGACGAACCGCCTCCAAAGAAAAGAACGTCAGAACCGGTTGACGAGGATGATGAAGATGATCCGCCGCGCCGTGCAACAAGAATTACTTCGCCTGTGGCTCCGGCTACACGGAGTACACCACCTAACCGCATTCGGTTAAAAGCATCAGAAGCCGCGCAAGCGCGTCGTCTTGGGGTGCCTATTGAAGAATACGCGAGACAGGTTGCTTTACTTAGAAAAGGTGCTTAATTATGACTGAACAAAAACAAAACCGCGCGGATCGCGCAATGGAGTCCCGGGCTACTAGCTACAGACCAACGTCTTGGCAAGCTCCCGAAGCGCTTCCTATGCCTGATGACCGTCCCGGTTGGAAACACCGTTACGTCCGTTTAAGTACTTTGGGTGCTGCTGATCCTAGCAATATCTCTTCTAAGTTACGTGAGGGATACGAACCCGTAAAAGCGGATGAATATCCTGAACTCATGATGCACGCTGCCACCGAAGGCCGCTTTAGAGGCGGCATTGAGATTGGCGGGCTGTTGTTATGCCGCATTCCGGCTGAGTTTATGGAACAACGTGCTAAGCACTTTGACAACCTGAACAAGTCACAAATGGAATCGGTTGACAACAATTTTCTTCGTGAAAGGGACGCTCGATCTAATATGGCGTTATTCGCTGATAAGAAGTCGAAAGTCACTTTTGGTTCTGGTTCTTAAATTTAGGAGTCTAAAATGGCTTACCCAACGGTAGATAAACCTTATGGTTTGAAGCCGATCAATCTATACGGCGGTACACCCTTCGCGGGCGCTACTCGTCAGTATCGGATTGCCTCGGCCTACAACACCTCCATCTTTTTTGGTGATGCTGTAGAAATGGTAAACACCGGCACGATTATCAAATCTGCCATCACGTCCGCTCGTGCAACTGTGACAACTTCACAAATCATGGGCGTTTTCATGGGCTGCTCTTACGTTAACGCGCAAGGTCAGGTCATTTTCTCTCAGTACTATCCTGCAAACACTACTGCTCCAACAGGTACAGTTATTACCGCTTATGTGTGTAATGACCCTAATACCTTGTTCAAGGCTGTGATTGCTACAGGTACTACTGCTGATGATGCAACTTCTGGTTTGTTGCCGTCATCTACCACGCAATTTACCGTTATTGGTACAAACGTGGAATTGGTTCAGAACACTGGTTTGACAGCTACAGGCGACAGCCGAGTAGCCGTTGCAGCGTCTGCAACCACAGGAACACTGCCCATGAACGTCGTTGACGTTGTGCCTGAGACATCTTATGTCAATGGTTCTGGCAACGTGGTGTTCCCCGAACTCATCGTTCGTTGGAACTTTGAGATTCATACAACCACTATCGCCTCTGGCGTTTAAACAGGAGCTTAAATCATGGCTATTTCACGCGCACAACTGCTGAAAGAGTTGCTCCCCGGATTGAACGCTTTGTTCGGTATGGAGTATGCTCGCTACGGTGAAGAACACAAAGAAATCTACGAAACTGAGACTTCTGAGCGTTCTTTTGAAGAAGAAACCAAACTGTCCGGCTTTTCTGCTGCACCAGTCAAAAACGAAGGTTCTGCCATCGCTTATGACAATGCACAAGAGGCATGGTCAACCCGCTATACACACGAAACCATCGCCTTGGGTTTCTCAATCACTGAAGAAGCGATTGAAGATAACTTGTACGACAGCTTGTCGTCTCGTTACACCAAGTCATTGGCTCGCGCTATGGCTTACACCAAACAGGTCAAGGCTGCTGCCGTCCTGAACAATGGCTTTAGCTCTAGCTACCCCGGTGGCGACGGCGTGTCTTTGTTTAATACCAGCCACCCCTTGATTACTGGCGGTGTCAACAGCAACACTCCCTCTACCCAAGTTGATTTGAACGAGACTTCTTTGGAAGCCGCCGTTATCCAGATCGCTGCTTGGACAGACGAGCGTGGTTTGTTGATTGCAGCCAAGCCTGTCAAGATGATTGTTCCTCCAAACTTGATGTTTGTCGCTAAACGTTTGTTAGACACCGAACTGCGTGTGTCTACAGCGGACAACGACATCAACGCCATCAAGCAAATGGGCGCAATTCCCGGCGGCTACACTGTCAACCACTTCTTGACAGACACCAACGCTTGGTTCTTGACTACAGACGTGCCAAACGGTCTGAAGCACTTCGTTCGTACTCCGCTGTCTAACTCAATGGACGGTGATTTTGATACCGGCAACGTGCGTTACAAGGCCCGTGAGCGTTACAGCTTCGGCTGGTCTGACCCTCTGGGTATGTTTGGTTCTTCAGGCACTGCCTGATAAACCGGAAAGGGGGCCTTGTGCCCCCTTTTCTTTTGGTGTATATTGCAACCATTCCGGGGTTCTCCGGTGTATCAAACAGTCCCGGCTGACGACATGCAGATTGATACACCCCAACTTGCATGTAAGGAAAAAACATGGCACGCACTACGTTTCAAGGCCCAGTCCGTTCAATGGCTGGCTTCTATTCCCAAGGCCCAAATACAGTTGTTAATCTTGCCAACGGCACAAACACCGTTACGCTTGATGTTGCCACATACGCAGGTAAGGTAATTCGCACCAACGATGCGACTTTGATTATTACCCTGCCAACCATCAACGCAACAGCAAACCCTACTTCTAGCGGCCCCGGTCAAGACCCTAATACTCTGAACAATGTTGGCACGACCTACACATTTTTTGTAGAAACCGCCGCAACTGCCGTGGCTATCAAAACTGATGGCACAGATAAATTTGTTGGCTCGCTGCTATTGGTAGCAACCGATGCTTCTGGTGCAACCACTGGTTATGCTCCCGCAGCAGCAAACGATGTCATTAACTTGGACGGCACTACTACTGGTGGAGCAGCAGGTTCTTGGATTACCGTGACTGTTTTGGCTTCTTTGAAGTACTATGTCACAGGTGTTTTGCTTGGTTCTGGTACTGTTGCCACACCGTTTGCAAATTCCTAATTAGGAGCGGCTCATGCAATATGATGTCCAGTCAACGCGACTAACGGCAGACGGACAAGCGGTTGACTACCGTGTCCGTGTAAAAGCTGTATATGGTCTTGCGGGGGCAAGCGCAGGGTCGGTTAAGTTCTATGATGGAACGAGTACTTCAGGCACACTGAAGCTTGAAATTGACACCCCCGCAGGCACGGCAAACACGTTTCTTCTACCCATCCCCGGCGAAGGAATTTTGTTTGCCACAGGCGTTTACGTTGATGTGACTAATATCACAGGCGTGACGATTGTGTATGGCTAAGTCCCCCGCATGGCAGAGGAAGGAAGGAAAGTCCGAGAAGGGCGGCTTGAACGCCAAAGGACGAGCTTCCTACAACGCAGCAAATCCGGGGAAACCCGGATTAAAACCGCCTCAGCCAGAGGGCGGCAGTCGCCGCGACTCTTTCTGCGCCCGTATGAAAGGCATGAAAGCGAAGTTGACCAGCGCCAAAACCGCAAGCGATCCAGATTCGAGGATTAACAAGAGCCTTCGTGCGTGGAACTGCGCAGATGGTGGATACGTCAGCAGTGCTGATGGTTGTGCCACCCAAGGCAAAACGAGAGGTAGGTTTGTTTAATGGACGTCAACACAATATGGTCGCTGGCCCTGTCCGCTGTTTTGGGTGGATTTTGGTTCTTTATCCGCGAGAAGTTCGAGGATGTCAAACGTATTGAGCGCCTGCTCAACATCACACGCGAGGAGATTGCCCGTGATTACGCAACTAACGCAGAGGTTCAGAGAATTACTGACCACATTGACCAGCGGTTTAACCGCCTTGAAGCAAAAATTGACCAGCTTATTCAAGCGGGCAAGTGATGCCAGCAACAAGTCTTAAACAAAAGAAATTCATGGATGCTGTGGCTCACAACCCAGCATTTGCGAAGAAGGTTGGAGTTCCCAAATCAGTGGGCAAGGATTTCAGCAAGGCAAGTAAAGGTATAAAGTTTGGAAGCGGGTCAAAAACGCGAGTTGATCGGCAAACAGTAAACAACCCTAAAACCAATCAAGGTAAACAGGAACTTTTTAACAAAGGCGGTGACACTATGATGAACAAAATGAACCCCGGCATGAAAGCAATCATGGCTAAAAAAATGGGCAAGCCCACCATGAAAAAAGGTATGGACACCGCCAAAAACGGCATGAAGAAAATGGCTCATGGTGGTGGCATTGAGGTTCAAGGTAAAACCAAAGGCAAGATGGTCACCATGAAATCTGGTGGCAAAGCCTGCTAAGGAGTAAATCATGGCAAAGAAAAACGTTGGAAGATTAGCTGGACTTGCTGCGCTTGCTGGCGCAGCCTACATGATGTCCAAGGGTAAGGATGCAACAGGCCCTGCTGCAACTGCGGCGGAAAAAGACGCTTCGGATGCTCGCACAAAAGCGCAAAGAGAAGCCGTGTCTGGCGCTAAAAAAGTTGGGTCAGATGAAACTAAGTTGCAATCACCGGCTGAGAGCATTGCTGCCGCAGATAAGTCGGATAAATCCACTTCTATATCCGACAAGGGGCCGTCTGGTACTACCACCCCCGGGCCAGATAAGTCTGCGGTGGATTTGAACGAAAACCGCAATAAGCCAGCAGCACCTGTTGTTTCCTCCACACCCAAAAATGCCGCAACCCCTAATAGCGTGTCCGAACCTTCTGACAAGTCAATAAAGCTGGCTCCAGAAAGACGCAATCTTGAAGCAAACATGTCTCGTGGTACACGCACACCGGCAAAACCTGCTAGTACTGTGTCTTCTTCTGCCGAAGGAATGAAGGACTACAAGCCGCGCCGTACTACGACAGCGCCAGCCAGCACATCGTCTTCTTCCGCTGAAGGTATGAAGAACTACAAGCCGCGTAGCACTCCAGCAGCACCTGCGGCTACGACTACAAAAGTAGCTGGAACGCCAACTGCAAAATCAAGAAATATGTTGGAAGAAGCAAAAGAAGAAGCTCGCCGCCGTGAAGCCGCTTCTCAAACAACTCGAACCTCTACATCTAGTTCAGCTTCTCCTGCTACACGTACCCCATTCCCCGGCTCATCGGCTCTCAACAAGAAACATGGTGGCGCAGTCAAGATGGCTTCTGGTGGTATGGCTGCTTCGCGTCGTGGTGATGGTATTGCATCTCGCGGCAAAACCCGTTGCAAAATGTATTGAGGTAAATCATGACTGAAGACGAAAAGAAAGCGGCTAAATACCGCCAAGAAGCCAAAACAGGCGGCACTGACGCTCCTGTTCCTCAGTCAGTTATTCAAGAGGCCGCTGACAAAAAGGCTCAAGAAAAAGCCAAGCAAGCTCCAACCACTAAGACAGAAATGGGCAAAAAGTTTGCCAAGGGCGGTTCAGCTTCCAGTCGTGCTGATGGCTGCGCTGTCAAAGGCAAAACCCGTGGGAAGATGATCTGATGATGGCCTCTCGCGGTATGGGCGCAATCAACCCGAAGAAGATGCCGGGGAAGAAGGCTGTCCGTCGTAAAGACAAGCCGCAAGATGTGGACATGTATGCAGAAGGCGGCGGTGTAAACGCTGCTGGCAACTACACCAAGCCTAGCTTGCGTAAGCGGATTGTGGCTCAGGTCAAAGCAGCGGCTACCCACGGTACAGGCGCAGGCCAGTGGAGCGCGAGAAAAGCGCAGCTTGTAGCAAAAAAATATAAAGCCGCTGGCGGGGGCTACCGAGATTGAAAGCACCGCAACAATCCCTTAAATCTTGGGGCGACCAGAAATGGCGAACCAAGTCGGGTAAACCCTCATCCAAAACGGGTGAGCGGTATCTCCCAGAGGCTGCGATCAAAAGTCTAAGCCCAGCGGAGTATGCCGCTACAACCCGTGCAAAGCGGGCGGGCAAAGCCAAGGGCAAACAGTTTGTGGCACAACCAAAGAATATTGCAAAGAAAACGGCAGGGTTTAGATAATGGCAAATACCTCTGGTGCATCAAGCTTTAACCTAGACCTCACCGAGTTGGTCGAGGAAGCGTTTGAACGCGCCGGTGGTGAGTTGCGTACCGGGTATGACCTACGTACAGCCAGACGCAGTTTAAACATCATGTTTGCTGATTGGGCTAACCGTGGCATCAATCTGTGGACAATTGAGACTGGCACAATTGACTTGGTTCAGGGTCAGAACACCTACCCCCTGCCCAACGACACCATTGACCTCTTGGAGCATGTGATTCGCACCGGGGCAAATGTGGCTTCAACTCAGGCTGATCTGACCATTACCCGTATCAGCGTTTCTACCTACGCCACAATCCCCAACAAAATTACGCAGGCCAGACCCATTCAGATTTGGATTCAACGCTACAACGGGCAAACATCAACGACAGGGTTAACCCTAGACGGTGCAATTACCAGCACATCCACGCAAATCACGTTGGACTCCGTGGTGGGGCTTCCAGCCGCCGGGTTTGTCAAGATTGACAATGAGATCATCAACTATGGATACATTGACGGGAATGTCCTGTACAACTGTTTCCGTGGGCAGCAAAACACCACGGCGGCAAGCCATGCGGACAATGCGACCGTGTATTGGGAGCAGGTTCCCGCTGTAACCGTCTGGCCCACACCGGACAACGCACAGACCTACCAATTGGTGTATTGGCGTCTACGCCGCACCCAAGACGCTGGTGGGGGTGTAAACGTCATGGACGTTCCTTTCCGCTTCCTGCCTTGTATGGCAGCGGGGTTGTCGTATTACATCGCCGGAAAGATTCCCACTGGCGCAGAACGTCTTGGCTTCCTGAAACAGCAGTACGACGAGGCTTGGGAGCTTGCGGCGTACGAAGACCATGAGAAAGCTGCCTTGAGGCTTGTTCCCCGCCAAACCTACATTGGGAGGTAACAGTGGGCAACAGGTTTGCCAGTGGTAAGCACGCGATTGCACAGTGTGATCGCTGCGATCAGCGGTTCAAGCTCAACATCTTGAAGACGGAGATCATCAAGACCAAGAACTACAACCTGTTGGTTTGCCCCGCTTGCTGGGATCCTGATCAACCGCAGTTGCAGTTGGGTATGTTCCCGGTGGACGACCCACAGGCTTTAAGGAATCCTCGTCCTGACCGCAGCTATGTGTTGTCAGGAACAAGCGGGTTGCAGATTGTCCCAACTGGTACAGGCCCATTGGGTACTGGGACAGTGGAGGGTGGTAGTCGAATCTTTCAGTGGGGCTGGAACCCAGTGGGTGGGGCGGCGTTTTTTGATGCTGCTTTGACTCCAAATAATTTGGTTTTAGCGGTGGAACTTGGTACAGTTACGGTTACAACGACATAAGGAGTCGATGATGGACAAGAAAGATTTAAAACAGGACAAAAAGATGATTGCTGGCGCAGTGCATAAGCACGAAAAGAAGCTGCATCCGGGCAAGCCCATGACCAAACTTCGCGCTGGCGGCAAGACCAACAGCGACATGCTCAAGTATGGTCGCAACATGGCGAAGGTCATGAACCAACGTTCTTCTGGTCGCGGAGGCTAAGATGGTTGATTACAAAAAACCAAAAATAGTTCCAAGCGTTGTTGTTGGCGAGGCTGACAATAAAAAATACATGAAAGACCTAAACGTCTCTGAGGCAAATGCTCACAGCAATGACTACAAGCCTACCAAAACCACTGGTATCAAAATCCGTGGCACTGGCGCGGCTACTAAAGGCGTGATGGCGCGGGGGCCAATGGCGTGAACTACAGCCAGCTTGTAACTGCAATTCAGTCATACACGGAGAATCAGTTTCCCCCTGTATACCTTGCTGATGGATCGACTGAGAACTCAACCGCTCAGATCAATCGGTTCATTCAGCAGGCTGAGCAACGCATTTACAACTCGGTTCAGTTCCCGTCGCTTCGCAAGAATCAGTACACAGCGATCACGTCAAGCAATAAGTACGTGTCTTTGCCAAATGACTTTTTGTCTGTGTATTCGTTGGCATTGGTGACAGGTGTTGTTGGTGGAAACTTGGACACTGGCACGTTTGAGTATTTACTCAACAAGGATGTGAATTTCATCCGTCAGGCGTACCCTGCGCCAAACGACAAAGGTGTTCCAAAATACTATGCGTTGTTTGGCCCAACGATTGTCAGTTCCGCAATCACCAACGAATTGTCAATTATCCTTGGCCCAACGCCTGATGCGGCGTATTACGTTGAGCTTCACTACTATTACTATCCAGAGTCCATCACCACCGCGACCACAACATGGTTGGGGGATAACTTTGATTCCGTTTTGCTGTACGGCTCATTGGTAGAGGCTTACACTTTTATGAAAGGTGAGCAAGACATCATCACGTTGTACGACACCAAGTTCAAAGAAGCACTTGCGTTGGCGAAACGTCTGGGCGATGGCATGGAGCGATCCGATAGTTATAGAAGCGGTCAGTATCGTTTATCGCCTTTACCCCAAAACAATGGAGTAGCGTAATGATTAAACATACGCGCCAAGAGGCTAAAACATTAGGACTGCCTACGTGTTATGGGTCGGCGTGTGTTAAACATCCTGAGCTTGAAGGGCTTCGTAGAGTATCTGGGGCGTGTGTTGAATGCGCTAAAAAAACATTACAGGATAATCGAGCGGCAAATAAAGAACGTACGCAAGCGCAACGCCGTAAAGACCGATTAAAAATGATGCTCAAACCTGAGATGGTTCAAAAGAAACGCGAACGCGATATTCAATATCGTAAAGCAAACAAAGAATCATGCCGCGCCACCATTCTTGCGTGGAGCGCAAATAACCCAGAAAAAGTAAAAGTATACGCAAAGAAAACAAAATTTAACAACAAAGGCAAAGTAAACGCGCATACCGTAAAACGGCGCTTAGCAAAAATTAACCGTACTCCCATTTGGCTCACATCCGATGATCATTGGATGATTCAACAAGCGTATGAGTTGGCTGCGCTGCGTACAAAAATGTTTGGATTTTCTTGGCACGTTGACCACATACTACCGCTCCAAGGCAAAATTGTTTCTGGTTTTCACGTACCGACAAACTTACAAGTAATCCCCGCAGCAGATAATGTGCGAAAGGGGAATCGTGTATGAGCTTCACAGGCAACTTCTCTTGCAATACGCTGCGAGCAGGGCTGGCAAACGGGTCAATCAACTTGACCTCGGATACGTTCCGACTGGCTCTGTACACCAATGATGCAACGCTGGACGAAACCACCACAGCCTACACAGTTACAGGTGAAGCATCAGGTGGTAACTACGTGGCAGGTGGTCAGATCGTGACAACTACGGTCACGTCTCAAACAACATCGTCTGGTAGCGTTACGTACGTGACTTTCACTTCTCCGTCGTGGACAGGTGCGATCACAGCCCGTGGCGCGTTGATCTACAAAGCAGGCGACAATGGCGCAGTCTGTGTGCTTGATTTTGGCAACAACAAAACATCAACCACTTCATTCACTGTGACGATGCCTGCAAACACAAGCACGTCAGCACTTATAAGGATTGTGTAATGGCACTCGTAACGACGACCAAAGGCGAAATGGACGATTCTCTGCTTGTAAAGCAAGAGGGTACAGTCGATAATGACAACGAACTCACCACATGGACTGAGTACTGGTTGGATGGTGAACTTGTCCACCGTTCCGTGCATGTAACTTTGAAGAAACCCCCTACATTCATTGGCGGTGAATCCGCTTCGTTTTAAGGAAATATCATGGCAAATACTCAATCAATGTGTACCTCGTTCATGGGCGAGTTACTGACAGCAACCCACAACTTTGGCACTGCGCCGACCCGTGGAACGAGCGCAACCGACTCTTTTAAAGCGGCCTTGTATTTGGTTTCCGCTACGATCGATGCCGCTACCACTGTGTATACAACATCAGGTGAAGTGTCTGGCGCTGGCTATTCTGCTGGAGGTATAGCGGTCACGGCTGCAACGCCACCAACTGCAACCAACGCATCAGCAACTGCTGGGGTAGCCTTTTTTACGCCTTCTGCCAGTTTGATTTACACCTCAGTGACTTTGACCACAGCGTTTGATGCAGTGTTGATCTACAACTCTTCACAGAGCAACAAGGCGGTGAGTGTTCACACGTTTGGTTCACAGACCATTACGTCTGGTACTTTCACTTTGACCATGCCTGTGAACAACACCACAACAGCATTGTTGCGTCTGGCTACAACCTAAGCGGAGGCGGCGCAGGCCGTAGACCATGTTTGGTATATCCGCATACGCCCAGTCACCGTACGCCGCTCTTGGTGAGGTCGCAGATGTCGTCGTAGCCCTGACGGGCGTATCTGCGTCTGGGAATGTTGGAAGCGTTGCAAAAGCCAGCACGGTTACCCTGACTGGGGTTGTAGCCGCAGGTAATGTAGGCACTGTTGTTGCCACAGGGTCGCAAGCAATAACTGGGGATGAAGCAACAGGCAGTGTAGGTACGGTTGTAAAAAGTGTCTCTGTTGCCCTGACTGGGGTTCTGTGCCATCCAGACATTGGCGATGTAAACGAAACCAACTTCCCGTTAATAGCCGGAGTTCATGCTGCTGGGTTTGTAGGTACGCCCACAGCGGCGTTTACTTTTGCTCTGTCTGGCGTGGCGGCTTCTGGCGCGGTTGGGTCTGTAACACACAGTAAATCCGTTGCTCTGTCTGGAGTTCAGGCTTCTGGCGCGGCTGGGACGGTGATCTACAACGAGTCGGATGTAACATCCGGCGATGTGGCAATAGGTGAAGTTGGCACGGTAGCGCCTGCAATTTCTGTTGCCTTGACCAGCGTCGCAGCGGCGGGTTTCGTAAATACAGTTGTGTTTGCGCAAGTCGGTATTTTGACGACTGATAGCGCTACAGGTTTAGTTGGCACGGTTGGATTTGGAAAAACTTTTGCTTTGTCTGGGGTTCAAGCCGCTGGCTCTGTCGGGGATGTAATTCCGATCTACTGGAAGTTGGTAGATGACAGCCAGACCGCAAACTGGCAAAATGTCAACAATTCTCAAACTGCTGGCTGGACGTTGGTGAACAATGCAGAAACACCTGACTGGACGTTGGTTGAAACGGAATAAGGATACACATGGCTTTCGTACTTGCAGACCGAGTTAAAGAGACGACCACAACGGCGGGTACGGGAACAGTGACTCTGCTTGGTGCATCGACGGGGTATCAGTCTTTTTCAGCCATCGGTAACGCCAACACCACCTACTACACCATCGCTGGACAAACAGGATCAGAGTGGGAAGTTGGGATTGGCACATACACCGCATCTGGTACAACACTCGCAAGAACAACTGTAATCTCTTCCAGCAACGCAGGATCGTTGGTCAACTTTAGTGCTGGTACAAAAGATGTGTTTGTCACATACCCCGCAGAATTTACATCTAACGCTATTGGTGGTGGTATTGGCGCGGTGCAGTTAAATGCTGACACTGTGACGGTAAGTGGCACTATTGCTGCCGGGCAGAACGGATTTGCTGTTGGCCCTCTCACTGTTGCCAGCGGCGTTACTATTACTGTTACCAGCGGTCAACGCTTGGTCGTCTTCTAAGGAAAAAACATGGCAATAGCTTTTAGCGGTGGCTCCACCAATTTCACTTCAACCTTTACGGCTTCCCCTGCGGCTAACCGTGCTGTTACTGTTCCCGACTCTGATTTCACAATCACTGGCAATGAGCTAACGCAGACGCTTACCAACAAAACCCTGACAAGCCCCGCCGTTACCAATGAATTAGCAACAACAATCAGAGAGACAACCACAATCTCTGCAACTGCGGCAACAGGCACGATTAACTACGATGCTATAACCCAGTCAGTCCTGTACTACACGACCAATGCAAGTGGTAACTTCACCGTCAACTTCAGAGGCAATGTAAGCACATCTTTGAACAGCGTGATGTCTACGGGGCAATCGTTGTCTGCTACCTTTTTGGTAACCAATGGCGCTACTGCTTACTACAACTCTGCCGTACAAGTGGATGGTTCGTCTGTGACTCCCAAGTGGCAGGGGGGTACAGCACCAACTTCTGGCAATGCAAGCTCAATTGATAGCTACACCTATGTAATTATCAAAACAGGCAGTGCTGCGTTTACTGTTTTGGCCTCGCAAACCAAGTTTGCATAAGGACACGCAGATGCCACGTTTATCAAAAGTTGGAGCCGCCGCACTCGCCGCATTTGGCTGGACAGGACTGCAATCGGTTACTGCTACCTACCTTGTGGTTGCTGGTGGCGCTGGTGGTGGCAGGGGCAACAATGTAACTAGCTACGCTGGCGGTGGTGGTGGTGCGGGTGGTTTTAGAACAGGTACATTATCTTTAAACCCAACTCAGTCATACACAATTACTGTGGGTGCTGGTGGTTCGGGTTCTACATCAACTTCCAATAAAGGAACTAATGGAACTGATTCTGTATTTTCCTCAATAACATCTACTGGCGGTGGTGGTGGTGGTTCTTTAGGTAGTGGTGCTGGTGCTAACGGAGGCAGTGGTGGCGGTGCAGGTTCTCCATCTGCTGCGGCATCTGGTGGCACAGGAAATACTCCAGCAACATCTCCATCACAAGGTAACAACGGTGGCAGTACAAGCGGATTTGTAAATTATGGCGGTGGCGGTGGCGGTGCTACTGCGGCTGGTGGAACTGGTAATACTGTATCTGGTGCTGGCGGTGCTGGCACAGCATCTTCAATTACAGGCTCTAGCGTTACCTATGCTGGCGGTGGTGGCGGTGGTGGTTTTGACAGTGGTGGCGCTGGAGGTAGCGGTGGCGGTGGAACAGGCGGTATTTCTAGTTCTGTTGGAACAGCAGGCACAGCCAACACTGGTGGTGGTGGTGGTGGTGGGCCTAACAATAATGGTTCATCAGGCGGCTCAGGCATCGTCATCATTTCATACACAAGCGCAACACAATTATTTGGTGGTGGAACTGTTACCCAATCAGGCGGTAACTTCATTCACACATTCACATCTTCTGGCGCACTTAGCCCTTTGTCATCTGTAACAGCAAGTTACTTAATTGTTGCTGGTGGAGGTGCAGGGGCAAGACACTCAAGTGCGGCGGCTGGTGGCGGTGGTGCTGGTGGTTTACTGTCAGGCTCTGGTTTAACTATTGACACTAACTCTAACTATGTTGTAACAGTGGGCGCTGGTGGAACTATTGCCGCAGATTTTGCGGCTGGTGGAGATGGTACAAATTCCACTTTCAGTATGGTTACAACCTCCGCTGTTGGTGGCGGAGGTGGCGGCGCTCAGAACAGTAATGGACGCACTGGTGGTTCTGGTGGTGGTGGCACATACAATAGCGGTTTGGGCGGTTCTGGGACGGCTGGTCAAGGCAATAATGGAGGCGCTGTCATTTCTGGGAATAGCGGAGGCGGTGGCGGTGGCGGAGCGGGGGCTGTTGGCTCAAATGCCGCGTCAGGAACTACTGGTGGTAATGGCGGAAACGGCACAGCATCATCCATTTCTGGCTCAAGCGTAACTTACGCTGGTGGTGGAGGTGGGGGAACAAATGGCGGCACTCCCGGTAGCGGCGGAACTGGCGGAGGTGGAACTGGAGCAAATGCGTCTGGTGGCAATGCTACTGCTGGCACAGTTAATTTAGGCGGTGGTGGCGGTGGAGCAGGTTACTTGGGCGGCACTGCTGGCGCAGGTGGCTCTGGCGTAGTAATCATCTCTTACGCTGGCTCACAAGTGTTTTCTGGTGGAACAGTCACATCTTCTGGTGGCAACACTATTCACACATTTACTTCTAGCGGGTCTTTAGTCCCTGCTTATGGCGTTGAATATCTTGTTGTTGCTGGTGGTGGTGGTGGTTCATCAGGTGGCGGTGGTGCTGGTGGATATCGCACAGCAAGTGGATTTATATTAATTAAAGGCACTTCTTACACAGTCACAGTCGGTGCTGGTGGAGCTGGAACTGCCGCTGGTGGAACTAGAGGCGCTAGCGGTGTTAATTCAGTTTTTAGTTCAATTACATCAACTGGTGGCGGTGGCGGTGGTGCAAACACAGGACAGCAAGATGGCTCGGCAGGTGGTTCTGGGGGTGGCGGTGGATATATTTCACCATCTACTAACGGAACTGGTGGTGCTGGCACAAGTGGTGAGGGTTTTGCTGGTGGAACATCTAATATTGGTGCTGGTTTATTGGGGTCTGGCGGTGGTGGTGCTGGAGAAGCTGGCAACACAGATGGATTTGGTCAAGGTGGTGATGGTACAGCCTCATCAATTACAGGCTCATCTGTAACCTATGCTGGTGGTGGTGGTGGTATTGGTGACACATCAGCATTTCCAGTTTTAGGTGGTACTGGTGGCGGTGGTAATGGAAATAATGATGGTGCTTTCAACGGAACAGCAGGAACAGTTAATACTGGTGGCGGTGGTGGCGGTAGAACTGGTAATGGCGGCTCTGGTGTTGTGATTCTCTCAATACCAACAGCTAAATACTCAGGCACAACAACAGGCTCACCAACAGTCACCACAAGCGGCGCAAATACAATTCTGACCTACAACAGTTCAGGCTCATACACGGCATAAGGAGAAACAAATGTCACACTTTGCAAAAGTAGAAAACGGGGTAGTAGTTAACGTAATCGTTGCCGAACAAGATGTCATTGACTCTGGCATCTTTGGGCATGGATGGGTGCAAACTTCATACAACACCCACGGCGGTCAACACCCAGAAGGACGACCATTGCGTAAAAATTACGCTGGCATTGGCTACACCTATGACTCAGGACGTGATGCGTTCATACCGCCGCAGCCATACCCAAGCTGGCTTTTGAATGAAGAAACTTGCCAATGGACTGCCCCTGTTTTGTATCCAGCAGACGGAAAAATGTACAACTGGGATGAGCCTACATTGTCTTGGGTTGAGGTAACACCATGACTCTAATTCTTTCCGGCACGGATGGTTTGTCCGACATCGACGGTTCTGCCGCAACCCCTGCTGTCAGGGGAACAGATACAAACACAGGTATCTTCTTCCCTGCCGCTGACACCATTGCTTTTGCTGAAGGTGGTGCGGAGGCTATGCGTATCGACTCCTCCGGCTATATTCTTGGTGGGTATTCATCCGCATTTGATATGAGTCCTGCTGGAACGGGTCAATATGCACAAATATCTGCAGCATCATCAGCTGGAAATTGGAAATTTGGTGCGCTGTCATTTTCAGCAGATAGCACGGGAAATGGGTTATTGTTTGTAAAAAGCCGTTCCGCAACGGTCGGCACAAATACTGTCGTTCAGTCTGGTGATGCTTTAGGAAATATCGTTTGGCGTGGAGGTGATGGAACAAATTACATAAATGCAGCATCAATTCAGGCAGCGGTAGATGGCACTCCAGGCACAAATGATATGCCAGGGCGAATCACTTTCAACACGACTGCTGATGGCGCAAGTTCAGTTACAGAACGTATGCGTATCGACTCCAGCGGTAATTTTTATGTTGGAACTACTTCAACATTTTCTGGCGCAAAAAAT